AAAAAATAGTATCACCAGGCGTTTTTACTAGAGAAAACGACCTATCGTTCTTAGCACAGGGTGTTGCTAACATTGGAGCGGCTTTCATAGGCCCGTTCAAAGAAGGACCAGTAGTTCCTACGGTTGTAGAATCACAAGCAGAGTTTGAAACTCTTTTTGGTGTTCCAGACGGAACATATTACACCCCAATCGCAGTTCAAAATTATTTAAGAGAATCAAGTATTGCTACAATTTGTAGAGTAGCTGGTATCGGTGGATATACTGAACAAAATCCACTATTATTAACTGTTACAAGTGGATCAGTATCAGCATCAGTAGGTATTATCTTTGCTACAAATAGTAATTTATCGGGTTCAACAGGAGTATCAATTACCGATGCAGGATTTGGTGATTTTATCATCAGTAGTTCTTTCTTAGGTGTAAACGCAACATCATCGGTTGATCCAGAAGATGCAAATGATATTGAATCGCTTTTTGGAACAAATCCATTAGGAACAAAAGGTGGATATGTATATGGTTTATTTAAAGAACATTCTATACCATTTACCAGTGAATCGGTAGTAAGTTCAACCGTTTTAGGTGATCAAAACTTCGCATTCGATGCACAAGAAGCAGTAACACCAACAATTCAATCTCAATTGATAAGTGGTGAAAGACATGATTTGTTTAAGTTCTACACATTAGGTGTTGGTAATGTCGCAAACACAAAAGTAAAAGTTGGTATCACAAATATCAAACCAGCGGGTTCAATTGCAGGTTCTGATTATGGTACATTCTCTGTATTTGTTAGACAGTTTTCCGATACAAATAAGAAAAGAACAATTCTTGAACAATTCAATAACGTAACTTTAGATCCAAATTCTCCAAATTACATCGCAAGAGTAATCGGTGATAGAAGTAAAACAATCAGTACAGAAGGTAAAATTTCTGAATATGGTGATTGGGCAAATCAATCAAGATATATTCGTTTGTGGAATAGCAACGATACAGGATATAAGAATGCAAATGAAATTCCTGTTCAAGCAGTTCCATTCGCACACGCAGCTTATCAATTACCAATTTCCGCATCTACCGAATTAAGTGCAATGATACCAACCGCATCATTCGTAACAGCATCTGCAACTACATTTGGTGGTTTAGATTTAGATAACAATGATGATAATAAGATTTACTTGAAACCAATTCCTGTAGGAGCAACCGTTGGAGCAAATGGTGCATACTCTCTTGATACTATTGATGGTATTTCATTGACAGTTTCTACTGATTTATCAAAGAGAAATTTCATAGTATGTTTCCAAGAAGGTTTTGATGGTATGAACCCAGCAACACCAATTAATTTGGGATCAGATATTTCATCTACAAACTCACAAGGTTTTAATTTATCAACATCCGTATCGAGTGGTTCATTAGCTTATGCAAAAGCAATTGCAGCACTTTCTAACGCAGATGAGTTTGATATTAATATGGTAGCAACTCCTGGTGTTATTAGACGTCATCACCCAGCAATTGTAACAAGTGTGTTGGAAATGTGTGAAAATAGAGCAGATTGTTTCTATATTATGGATTCAACTTCTTGGAGTGATACACCTGCACAGGCAATTACACAAGCATCAGCAATTGATTCAAACTATGTAGCAACTTACTATCCATGGGTTAAGACTGTAGATATTAATACTAACAAATTGATTCAAGTTCCACCATCAGTATTACTTCCAGGCGTGTTCGCAGCATCTGATAATGTATCTGCTGAATGGTTCGCACCAGCAGGTTTGAATAGAGGTGGTTTGTTGGGAGCAGTTAGTGTTCAAAATAGATTGACTCAGGCTGAAAAGGATGATTTGTATGAAGGTAAAGTAAACCCAATCGTTCAGTTCCCTGGACAAGGTATTGTTGTATTCGGACAGAAAACTTTACAAGATAGACCATCAGCATTAGATAGAATCAACGTAAGAAGATTATTGTTAACAGTTAGAAAGTTCATCGCATCATCTTCAAGATATTTGGTGTTTGAGCAGAATTCAGCTGAAACAAGACAAAGATTTTTACAAATTGTAAACCCATACTTAGAATCTATCCAACAAAGACAAGGTCTTTACGCTTTCAGAGTTGTAATGGATGAAAGTAATAACACTCCGGATGTAATTGATAGAAACATTCTTAAAGGTGATATTTACTTACAACCTACGAAGACTGCGGAATTCATAGTTCTTGACTTCAACATTCTCCCAACAGGAGCAACTTTTGAAGGATAATTTAAAAAGTATATATTTATAATAAATAAAAAGTAAAGTAAAATGCCACAAATATTAGATTTTCAAAAAATTTTCTATACACAGTTTGAACCGAAGCTGGCTCACAGATTCATTATGGAAGTAGATGGTATAGAATCATATCTTATAAAAACAGCATCTAGACCAACATTCACATCAGAAGTAGTTGAGTTAGATCACATTAACGTAAAAAGAAAAGTGAAGGGAAAGTCTACATGGGAAGATGTTACCATTACTCTTTATGACCCAATTGTTCCATCTGGAGCACAGCAGGTAATGGAGTGGGTAAGACAATCACATGAATCATTAACCGGTAGAGATGGATACGCAGCGTTCTATAAAAAGGACCCAGTATTCTACGCACTCGGACCAGTTGGTGATAAGATTGAACAATGGACTTTGAAAGGAGCATTCATCACATCGGCAAACTTTGGTGAGATGGATTGGTCAAACGCAACAGATCCAGTAAGTATAGAATTAACGTTAGCATACGATTACGCTATTCTTGAATACTAATCTTAATAAAACTAAAAAAGAAAGGGGAAGTAGAAATACTTCCCTTTTTTATTTTTTCAAATTCATATACTTATAATAAACAAACAAAAGTTATATTACTATGGAACAAAACGTAGAGCAACAAGTTACAAGAGGTTTAGGACAAACCAAAGCAGAAACTCCAATTATTCCCAAACAAAGTTATCCATTTGCAACCGAAGTTATTGCATTACCATCTGAAGGATTAGTATATCCGGAAGGAAGTGTATTAGCAAGTGGACAAGTTACTATGAAACTACTTACTGCAAAGGAAGAGGATATTTTGACTTCTACAAATTTGATTAGAAAAGGAATTGTTTTGGATAAACTTTTAGAATCAATTTTAGTTGATACAAATCTTAACATCAACGATTTAATTATAGGTGATAAAAATGCTATCTTAATTGCAGCTCGTATATTGGCATTTGGACCAGAGTATAAAGTCACAATAACAGACCCACAAGAAAATGAACCTGTTGAAGTTTCGGTTGATATGTCTAAACTTAATACAAAAGAAATAGATTTATCAAAATTGAATAGAAAAAATGAATATGAGTTTGTTTTACCTAAATCAAACGTTCCCATCAAGTTTAAAATAATGACGCATGGTGATGAAGTTGCAGTATCAAAAGATGTTGAGGCATCAATGAAGATAATGAAGCAAGGAAATGATATACAGGCTCGTTATAGAAGGTTGATAGTAGAAGTAAATGGTAATAGAGATACCGGTTACATTAGTAATTTTGTAGCAAACCAATTGTTGGCGGCAGATTCAAAAGCATTGAGGAAGTATATGAATGAAATAACTCCTGATGTAGATTTGAAATTTGATTATACATCTCCATTTACTGGCGAAACGGAGGCGCTAAAAGTCCCAATAGGGGTTGACTTTTTTTACCCTTCCGAGTGATTACGGAGTTTACCTACACAAAAAGATATTTAGTATGATGTACTCATCCAATGGAGGATTCAATTGGACCGATTTATATCATATGCCTACACATTTAAGAGAATTTTATTGGAAAGAACTTCTTGCTGCAAAAGATGCCGAAAAGGAAATGTATGCCAAAGCAAGTAAGAAAGGAAGTTCAGGTTCTTCAATAGCAAGAAGAAGATAAACTCATTTATATTATATTTATAGTATAAAACATTAGTATTATGCCTATATTAGTAGAAAAGAATGCATTTCAAAAATTGTTTAATGCCTTTTTAGGTGCCAAATCCCAAGATAAAGAAAAACAATTTATTTCAAAAATAAATCATGCCGATCCTAAATTGGCAAATGCATTTTCAAAAATAGATGATATTTTAATAGATAGATCATTATCATTGAAAGCAACAATGGAAAAATATGGATTAGATACATCCGATATTGATAATTGGTTTAAAAAATATTACAATACAAAATAATTTGTAATAAATGGCAAAAAATAGTGCAAATTTTAGTGGTAGTGTAAAGAAAAATCAAGAAAAGATATCCGTATATTCAAAACAATTAGAATCTTCGGAAAAACAACTCGCAGATTATAGTAGTCAAATTGATGCTTACAAAGTTAAGATTAAAGATAAAGAAGAAGAAATATTACAACTTCAAGAGAAAAAAGAAAAACTTACAGAAAAAGAAAAGGATGACTTAAAAAAATTAGAACAAATTAAAAAAGATGCTGAAAAAATTCTAAAAGATAATGAAAAGGCATATGCAAGAACAATTAATTCAATTGAAAAAGTAAAATCAAAATTAGAAGAACTTGAAAAAGTAAATCAAAATATATTAGAGTCTACATCGGAGTATGATAGCACTTTAAGAAGTATAGGAAGTCAGTATGGTGAAATTAATTCGGTTTATAAAGAAAGTGAAAAAATTTTAGAGCAAAGTAAAAATGAGATAGCAGGAATAATTAGTATTACCGGATTATTAAATTCATCAAATAAAGATTTGGTAGATGGTATATTAAAAGCACAATCTGGTTATAGAGGAATTACAAATGAAGTAGTTAAGAATATTGGTACATTGGAAGATTCAGAAAGTGCTTTCAAAAAAATATCCTACGAAATAGAAGATCAAAAAAAATTAATTAGTGGATTATCTACCGAATTGGATAAGATAGATACATCGGATGAAACGCAATTAGAACTGGCTAAAGACTTAAAAATACAATTAAATGCACAATTAGATTCATTGGGTAAAATGAAAAATGCCAGTGATGATGTTAAGAGAACATTTGATGGAATAAATGGACTTTCAAATGAAATTTCAAATACAATGCTTGGTGGTTGGATAGATAAATTTTTAAAAATAACAAAAATTGCAGGTGTAACTAGTTTTGGAAGTATTTCTGAAATGTTGGATAAATTAAAAACAGGTTCAGCAACCGATACTATTTCAAAAATAACAGATTCAAAAGTTCCATCACCAAAAAAATCGGAAGAATCAACAATAGAACCACTATCACAATCACCACAAAAAGGCCCATTAGAATTATCTACTCAAAAATTAGAAGAGCAGCAAACTAAATATGCAGAAAAAACTGCAGATGAAATGAAATCATTGAGTTCAACTGCATTAAAAGATGAGAGGAGAAAAAGTAGAGGAAAAAGAACGATTTTTGGTAAATATGTTTCTAAACAAAAAGCTCAAAAAGTAGAGTCTCCTGATATTGAGAAAGTTGCGGATGAAATAAAAGATAATAACTCAATACAAATAAAAAACTACGACCAGGTAACTCGTACAATAGAGAATAATCAATCGGATACAAATAATTCATTATCCAGTGTAGCAACTTCATTTAAAGAATCTACATCGGAAAACGCAAAAATTGAAACCCAACAATTAGCTAGTAAAGAAACAAATGTTGGAGCAGCTGCAGCCGGTCTTACCAAAGATTATGCGGATTACGCTAGTCAATCCAATATGCCTGCATATGCACAAACATTTGGTAAAGCGGCAAAACAATTAGGAATTGCGGCTATGGTAGTTGGATTAACGAAAGAAGTTATATCATTTGGCGATTCAATGAATGCAGTTGTTACCTATTATATTGGAACCGTATCGGGTGGAGTGGATAGAATGAGAGAGTTTACCGAATCGGTTATAAATCAGAGTGGTGAAGATTATGAAAATTTTAAAACAAGTATACAAGATACAGAGGAATATAGAAAATTACAATTTGAATACACAGTAAAAGCAAATATAAAAGAAAGACAAAATTTAGAAACCGATTATTTTAACTATCAAAAAGATGTATTTTTTGATTATTATAATTATCAAAACGATATTATAAAACAATCCATTGATTATGAGTTGGGGTTAAGAAAAGATGAGTTGAATTTCCAATTCCAACAACAATCTGCAAATTTAGATGCAGAATTAGAAAAAAGAAAAACATTAGCAGGGAGCGCAATGAAGTTTATAGGAAACTATGCAAAAGTTTCGGAAAGAGCATTAAACGCAATAGGTTCATCTACAAAAGCAATAATGGATGGGATGAAACAATTTGGTGCTATATTAGGTGGAACTACAAAACAACAATATAGTTTAATAGAAAATGCACAAGGTTTATCATATTCATATGGAGTATCCGCTGACCAAGTTTTAAATATATCACATATGTTTAAATTATTGGGAAATACAACGGAAAATGTAGGCATGGGATTGGTTGAAGGTATCAAAGGATTAGTTGGACCAACAGGAAATGTACAAGCTGTATTTAATGAAATAGTGGAAGCTAGTGCAGACATATATAGATTGATGTCAGCAACTCCTAATGAAATTGCAAAACAAACGGTTGCATTACAAAAAGCGGGTGTTAAGTTATCATCTATGTTAAAGGCATCTGATACCATGGTATTAAATTATAAAGATAGTATCAAAGCAGAAATGTCTTTGGGTGCAATGATTGGTAGAAATGTTTCATTTAATGAAGCAAGAGCAAGATTAATGTCTGGAGATATGGTTGGTGCAGCAAATGCAATAAGAGAAGCATTGGGAGGTGTTGATGTTAACCAATTAAATCCATTTGCTAAACAAGAACTTACAAGAGCAACCGGCCTACAAATGGATCAAATAATCCAATTACAACAAACGGGACAAATAGAAACCGAAGCAGATAAACAACTAAAGCAAGCTAAATTAACAGGTAAAGCAATTGCCGATGCTGTTCTTAATCAAGATATTGCAAACGCAGGTGCAAGATTGGCACTTGAGCAAAAGCAAAGAAAGGAAATGATGGAGTTTGAACAGGCACAAAGGTTGGTAACACTTAGATTAGAGCAAAAACAAAAGCTTGAACAAATTCCTGTAGAATCTGCTTATAGATTTTATTGGGATAAAGTATATGCTTCTAAATTTGCAAAAGAAAATATGACAATAGATGCATTGGGTGAGGTTCTTACATCTATGCTCCAAAAGGGAAATGATTATCAAGGAGGAGCCAATATTTACCTAAAGCAATTGGAACAGCAGCAATTGGGACCAAATGCAAATGTTATGCAAGACTTGCAAATGCTTGGTATAAATTATCAAAGTACAAAGGGAGGACAAATATCAATTTCAAATTTACAAAATACAACCGGTAAAAGTGAAGTCAGCCCACAATTACAAATGTTGGGAAAAACTATTGTTGATTTGGATAATTCACTTAACCAAATGAATTTGAGTTCAAGAGATCCTAGATACCAAAAGTGGTTATTAGGATCACATGATATTGCAAATAAATACAAAGGAGGAAAAACACCGGAAGTAGCAGCTGCGGAATATACACAATTTTTTAATAATCTATTTGAATCAGAAGTAAAAATTCAGAAACAACAACAACAATCACAACAACAAAAACAAAATGAACAAAGTGCAGTAATGCAAAAATTAATTCCTAAAATTGTAAATAGTGTAAGCGCTGAGATAGATGATATTAATGTGGATGAGGAATATGTTATGAGTCAGATTAAACGATTTAATAATCAATCCGACTTTGAAGAATTTTTAAAGCAATACAAACAAAAAACAGGAGAAGATTTAGATAAAGGACTTGATAGAAGTTTTAATAAAAATGATAATATACTTTTAGATCAACATTTACAAAAACTGGGATATACGGCACTACCTAATAAAGATGGAAAAATTGCAATACAAAAAGTTAGAAATATAGAAACAAATACTACAGTACAAACTGGAGTACAAGGGCCCGTTGGCTCCATCCCATATACACCACCCGGAGGACAATCATTTCCAGCAACGTTCAATACATACACACCATACACAACCTACACAACTACACCACCCGGAGGACAATCATTTCCAGCAACGTTCAATACATACACACCATACACAACGTACACAACCACACCACCACCCGGAGGACAATCATTTCCAGCAACGTTCAATACATACACACCATACACAACCTACACAACTACACCACCCGGAGGAGAAACGGTATCAAATGAAAAAAGTATAGATAATGAAGTGGAAACTATAAAGATATTAAATAAAATACAAAAAGAAGCAGATACCAGAGGAATTCTCATGTATACCAAACAAATATATCAAAATGCTAATCTACAAAAAATCATAACAAGGACACAAAATACGGCAGCAGCTACGGAAGTAGTAAAAACAAATACGACAGTAATAAATCAGGCTATTATACCATCTTTCCAAAACATGGAAGATATACAAATTGAAATGATTAAAGTATTACAAGATAGTAGAGATTTGTTAGCAGCAATTTCAAATAAAGAAGGTGCAACCACAATAAATTTAGATGGAAAGGCAATAAGTGATAATGTATCTACTAGAATGCAAAACAAACAATCATTTGTTAGAAGTAATAGATTAGCAGTCAAATTATAACAAAATAAATAGAAGTCATATTTATACTAAAAGAAATCAATGCCATCAATTAGAGAACTATTTAAATCCGAAGTGGAAGGACTTACCGATGGGTTATACAAAAAAAGTAAAATATATATAGAATCCCAAGGTGCAATCAATCCACCAAGATTAAAAGCATTAGCATTAGCATCACCTGTAGCAGCTGTAGAATTTGCATCAATAGCCGCAGCTGCGGCATTGGGTGTACCAATTGCAAGTGCAAATAGGCCATCCGATACAATTTTTGGTAACCCAACGCCATTTGCAAAACCTTTGATTGGATTGGCAGGACCACTTGCACAAAGAAATACAGGAATAATAAATCCAAGAAAAGCATACTATGTAAAACCAGCATCGGCACCATATCAAGTTGTAAACCAAATTAAAAATGGTATATCAACAAATCCATTAGGAACACTTTTAACAGCAGCAAAAAATGAATTAAGAGATGGTACATTAAAAGAAATTTTTGCAAAAAGAACAAATGTAAGTGATAAATACGGATCACAATATCAACATATAGGAACTAGATCAAAACCACTAATAAGTGATAAAAAATTTAGTGAAAATGCACCCAATTATTCGGTATCAACGAATTTAAATACAAAAAGAAAAGAATATAATCAATCATCTGTTAGTGGAAAGGCTAGAGTAAAATCTGCCATGAGTGCGGGTAATTCTAAATGGGATGTAATAAATAATGATTTATTATCCGGACAATATAAAGAAATAAGTGATTTAGAAATTGCAAATAAAAATGTAAATATACCATATGTTGCTTTTAAATTATATGGTAGAGGTGGAGAAGATGCGAATATATTGCTACCAGGTACTGTTACGGGGTTATCCGAAGATGTAGAACCGAATTGGAATACATACAAATATATAGGTTCACCATTTAACACATATAGATATAGTGGTGTTGAAAGATCTATAAAATTTGATTTAAAATTATACGCAACCGATGCAGCACATTTGAAAAACCTAAGAAAAAATTTAGATAAATTAAGAGAAACTACATTTCCTGATAAGTACATAACCGAAGTAAAATCGGGTGGAAAAACAATTACAAATGGGTTCAATCCAAATTTAGTTACATTAACAATAAGTGGATATTATGCAAAATTATTTGGATTTATTGATGGATTGAATATATCCGTTGATGATGGTGTACCTTGGCCTACCGATTCCGATTTTGATGGAGTTACATCACCTACACATCCTTCTATAATAAGTGTGTCCATATCTATGAAAGTCATAGAAGTAGTTCAATTAAAATCCGAATCAGGTACACAAACGTTGAAATATAACTTTACAGGAGTTCCGGATTCCGCATTACCTTTACCAAAAGCACCATTGAGTTCTTTTGGACAGGCGTTGGAAGCAGCTGCGGCTGAACAATCAAAAATACTTGCAAAAGTAGGACAATTAATGAGATTAGGTAAATAATAAATTTATATGGCAAGATATACATATTCGGAAACATTAACAACTAAAGAAACTAAAAAAAGATATTTAGAAAGTGTTATATATCCAAAGATACCATTTTCTGATGAAGATTTATATATAATAGCAGAATCTGCAGATAGATTTGATATTTTATCAAATAAGTATTACGGTGATCCAAAGTATTGGTGGGTTATTGCAGTTGCAAATAATATAAACGATGCAAGTTTATATATAGAACCGGGTAGACAAATTAGAATACCATTTGATTTGCCTGCAATTTTAAATGAATTGGATAGAATAAATAGATAAAATATGGGGTTTCCATTTATAAATAAACCATTTGATAAATGGGTTTCTGATAAACTAAATGAAAGGTCTAGTAAGATTAATACACACTTAAATAGATACACACCTTTTATTTGGTTGAGTTCTGGTGCGATAGTTTGTAAAGGTGGAAGACCTGCAAATATATCCGTATCACCATTGGCCGCAGTGTATAATGGTTGTGTTATTAGTAATCATATTGATACATCTATAAAATACCCATTAAACAACCCTATATTGGGTTATGATTTGAACGGTAAAGTTATAAAAATAGAAGGTGAAAATGGATTAAAAATATCACCACCTATAATAGAATCTATGGAAATAGATACCGATGGTGAGAATAATACATTAAAAGTTGCTACTATAAACATAACTATATTTTCTCTGAAACAATTAGAAATGTTTGAGTTATTTTTTCTAAAACCATCTATGACAGTTGTAATGGAATATGGGCATAATAACCCCGATACCAAAGTTCAAGTTGCGGCTGAATCTTTTATAAAAGGAAAAAATTGGAAAACGTATGTAGATGAAACATCAACATATTTTACACCAGATGCAAATAATTATGCACAAAATATTAAATCTTACGGTGAAAAAATAAAAAACACAAAAGGTGATTATGATTTTTGGATTGCAAAGGTTACAAATTTTAATGTAACGTATGATGGTTCTGAAAATGTGTATAAAGTTCAATTAGAAATATCTTCTGGAAATGAATTACATCTATGGATGCCAATAAAACAGCAATCAACATCGGCAGTAAATAAAAGTAATAATAGTAATTCATCACAACCTGCAAAGACAAACGATGCAAAGGCTTGGATGGAACAACTATGCTCCGAATTAATGTTATCGGATAATATATCTCAATCTTTACAAAAAGATGCACTTACTAAATATAAAAATGAATTTTTTAATTGGGGAATTACAAGTAGAGAATCAAATGATAAATTTTCAAAAGATTCATATGTTTCTTTTAAATTGATATTGGATATAATGAATAATTGTGAAAATTTTAAAACATTTGATAAAAAAATAAATTATGAATTAATAAACACTCCATTTGAAAATATATTGCCTGTAAATTCTAATAAAGATATAATATCAACTACTACTGATTTTATTTTACCTGGAGATTTACCAAAAATAATTGTTGATAAAAAAGATCCTACTAAAGTTGCAATTGATCCCAAAGCTAGAATAAAATATCCTATAAATGGAAAATCTTTTAATTTAAATGATCCACCTTTAACTTTAAAATTAGAAAATCTAAAATGTAAAGTCCCAAAAACGGTTGGAAATCTTTTAAATGTATTCATAAAAAAAGATAGATTTGTTGAGATATTTAATAAATCGTATAATTTTTCGGATTTTTATGAATCCATATTAGGAATGTTAAATGATGGATTATTTGGATTATGTAAATTGGAAGTAGGAACATTATCATCCGAACAAAATTCTGCATTAACTATTATAGATAAAAAATTAAGACAACAATCTACGGATACCGTTAAACAACTTTATAGATTCAAGCTTGATCCTTTAAAATCTACTTTGCATGAATTAAATTTTAATGTTGAGATGAGTAATTTGATGCAAGCACAGGCTTTGTATGAAAGCCAACTATCTCTTTGGGAAGGAACGCCGAAGGATTTAAAAGGATCGGGTGCAGCATTTAAAACGGAAAGAAGTCATTTAAAAATTTTAGGGCAAACCAATTTAGATAATATGTATTCGGTTGATTGGGTGGGGTATCAGATAAATAAGAAATCCGAAGGATGGCAAAAAAAGCCAAAAACAGATACTGCAATTGATGGTAAAACCCCAAATAATGAAACCGCAGTAGATATTAAAAATTTAAATTCAGCAATAGAACAAAAATTTGTAAGATTTAAAGCAACATCTGGAGATCCACAACCATTGATATATCAAGACTATACTTTTATACAATCAAAAGTTATTGAAGAATTTCCATCAACATCCGTATTAACATATTTAGAATGTGATATAACCATTGATGGGCTTGCTGGATTTAGATGTGGTGAATTATTTAATATAGATGGTATTCCTGAAATATATAATAAAAATGGTGCATTTCAAATACTGAACATAAAGCAGAGTGTACAAAATGATACTGGTTGGAGAACAACAATTAATGCAGGATTTAGATATAACGTTAAATAATCATTTATATGTATAATAGTTTAATTCAATCAAGCTCTTTATCATCCGTACAAATACCGGAAACGTTTTTACCGGCACCATCGGATACGGATTATACGGATGGTAAAATAAAAAGATACTTTATACAAAAAGCAAATGATAAAATATCTCCTGTATTTGAAATTAGCGAATCTACATACAATGATTTATTAACAAATGTGTATTGGTCAAAAGTTGAATTAAATTGGAGAATAGTTGGTAAACTAGAACCCGTTTATAGTGATAAAGGTATGCTAATTGACCCTGGAGTTGCAAATTCAAATATAAAAGAAATAGCAAAATTTCAAAAAACTATTCCAACATTAAAAAATTACTTAATAAATACTTTACAATTCTACAAACCTTATAGAATATAGTTTGTAAATTAATATAATTTTCGTATATTTGTTTTGTATGAATTTCATAGAAAGCAAAGATAGTTTACAAAACTTTTTACAAAGAAATATAAAAATAGATTTACTCTTTCCAATATGGAGTAGTAGTAAAGCACATCCATTGGTTAGTGATATATCTTTTGTTTATTATAAATCCGAATATGAAGATGGTATAATAAACTTCAATCATATTGATGGTGATACAATCCAAAAGTTTGATATTGCAAAGTTATGTAATCAAAATACATTGGTGTTTGGAAATCGTTATGTAAACTCAATAGGATTGGATTATGAGTGGGTTTATTTTGAAGAGTATGGTAAACCATTTATATTAAATGAGTTCGCAGAATCGGTTTATAGAGGGTATAGGATTGATTATAATAACATCAACGATTGTATTCCATTAATGAAATGGTATGAAGTATTGCAAACCATACCAGCAATATCAAATAGACGAGATTGGTATAGAATATACTCAGACTCAATTAAAACATTAGGGAGGTTGGAGGGGGCCGGGGTGAAAGTCGTTGAGGAAAAATTTATTGATAGTTTTAACTTTAATCCGGCATTCATCTACAACGGGCACGTACTAACACAATATAATCCATACACAACAACGGGCAGACCCTCAAATAGACACTTAAACGTAAACTACTCTGCTCTAAACAAATCCGATGGTAGTAGAGAGGCAATCGTTAGTAGGTTTGAAGGGGGTAGCTTAATTCAAATGGATTACGAATCATATCACATAAGATTGATTGCAAAGATGATAGGGTATGAGTTTCCACAAGGCATCACTGCCCACCAACATCTTGCAAACCTTTATGGGGTTGGGGTTGATGAAGGAAAGGGAATTACGTTCCGTTATCTATATGGTGGGTTGGATGATTTTGCAAGGAGTATTCCGTTCTTTCAAAAGGTAGATGTGTATATTAATGAGGTGTATCAAAAATTTGTACTCTCCGGCCGACTTCAAACACCTATTTTCAAAAGAGAAATACACTTTACAAAAATAGAAGGAGCGACTGAACAAAAAGTATTCAACTATCTACTACAAGCATTAGAAACTGAAATCAATTATCGTAAGATAGAAATGGTGTTGGATTTTCTAAACGAATACAAATCAAAAATGATACTATATACCTATGATGCGTTTTTGATTGATACTCACCCATCCGAAAGAGATATAATTATAAAGGGCGTTTCCGACATTATGGAAAGAGGTGGTTTTCCTGTCAAAAGTTATGAGGGAAGAAATTATTCCGATTTAGTTCCATTAAGTTAAAATAATTATATTTATATCATATAATTCTATTCAGTTTACTAAAAAAGTAATATGAAAATTACATTAAATGAAGTGAAGGCAATGAATAAAATTGCTGGAACTGAATTAACAAAAGAACAAGAAATTAAGTTCATCAAAAATCGTTTAAGTGAATTGGAGTTTACTAATCAGGCTTCATTTGATGCTTATAAGAAAAACCACAAAATGAAACCTGATACAAAGGTTAAAATTGGGGGTAAAGAAACAACTGCAGGTGATGCATCTAAAAAACCTGGTATGTTACAAAAATTAGGTGCTAAGTTATTTGGTAAATCGGAAGAACCATCTGTTCCAAAAATAGACCCAAAACATCCATTAAATAAAAAAACTGTTTTTGATATGAAGAATGGAGGTAAGGTCACAATAGGTAAGATACTTCAAAATCCGGAAAAATATAAGCATATGATTCCAGATGTCCAAGCAGCAATTGATATGGATCCAACTGGAGAGAAAGCAGCTAAAGACCAAGCAAAGGATAAACAAAAATCAAAAGATAGATTAGTTAAGAAAAAAGAATACGAAAAGTGGAGAGAAGAGAATCCTGAACTTGCTGCAAAAAAAGATGCAGAAGATGCGGAGAACTTAGAAAAAATTAGAGCATCTGCAAAAGCACAGAATGCAAAAGATGCGGATAAAAAATCCAATAGTGATTCGTTTTTAACTAAGTTTAATAAAACAGTAAAAGATCGTGATGCGGAATATACAAAGAGAATGAGAGATAAAGAAGCCAATCGTGATTTAAGTAATTTGGCTAAATCAATCTTTGGAAATGATGATGAAGATGAAAAAAGATTTGGTGGAGGAGATTTTGGTGGTGGCGGAGCACGTGGTGATTGGTAATAGTAAAATTTAAAATAATTATGCAAAATTTTGATGAAGTATTATTGGAGTTAAGTTATAGGGTTGGTATAATAGATTTAACCAAAGAATACCAAGTAACCGAATTAATCAATATCCTTAAAGAAAACGGATATGATAATGCATTTGAACTTGGGCAAAAAGCAAGAGTGTATTTTTCATATTTGAATGAAATAAAACCAAAACAAGACATAGATAAAGTATTGGCTCAAAAATTCAAGAACCCAGATACAGGAAATGATGTATCCGTTGCATCCGCATTAGGATATGATAAAACAAGTAGAGCATATGGTATAGCAAAAGGAATGTTTAAGAGTGCAGGATTTAGTGAAAAAGATATTGATATGGTTGATGCTGGTCCTGAAGACCAAGAACAACCAACAAAAAGTAAATCGGTATCTACCGATAAACCTAAACCTGAACCAAATATATTTGGAAAAGAAAAAAAATCTAAACAAAGAATAATATCTGGAAAAGATAAAACTTTAGAAAAAGTTGATACTCTTAATACAAAAGAATTTACTCAAAAACAAATTCCAGATGATTCAAAATTTGCAGAAAAAAACAAGAAATTTCAAATAGGACCACCACCACCGGCATATAAATTACCAAAAGAAATAACATCAAATCCAAAAGTACCACCTAGACATTTAAAAGCTTTGGAGAGAATGGTTAATACGATTGCAACAAATGAAACTGCAAAATGGTCACATTTCTCCGATTTACCAGGTGGAGCGGGTCAAATATCTGCACAAGCAGGGGAATTAATGACAATGGTAAGTACAACATTAAATGATGCAGAGGCGGATTTATTTTTTAATTCTATATTAAAACATGAACAATCTCAACTACAATCAAATCCTAAATTAAAAAATGAAGGAACTAGAGTAGTTACAAAAAGTTGGATTGAAGCTGCAAAAAATAATAGAAAAGCTATAAGAAATAGATTATCAAAAGAATATCCTGGAGCGGAAATAATTGCAGGTAGTTGGGATACTGAGGGTGAAGTTGAAGCAATGGGATTAAACGATTATAAAAAAAATAAAGGATTCTCAACCGATGCATATTTTAAAGTAAAAACAAAAGATGGGGAAGAAATTTTGGATGAAGTATCTTTAAAAAAATCAACAGCAGTAAACTTCCTAAATTCAGGTACAGGAAAATTATTAGAATGGGATGAAAATTTACCAGATGAAATAAATCCAACGGTTTATCAACAAAAGGAAAGAAAGAATTTATTAGCATTTGGAAGTAAAAATGTTAAAGCATTAGAAAAAGCTATTTCTAAAGATAAAGAGTTGCAAGATTTAATAAAATCAAAAAAAATATCTTTAAATGATGCATTAGAAAAATTAAAAGCAGGTAAGGGTAGTAGAGATGTTAATAAAGTAGTAATGGCATCAATTCAATCCGCAGCAGAGCAAGGGGATGAGGCATCAAAGAAGTATTTGGATTTAGTTCAGAAAAATCACAAAGAACATCAAAAAGCAGTAATATCCGCACTTGGTTCTAATAAAAAATTAAAAGATGGAATGTTAAAATCTATAAGAGAAGAATTTCCATTAAAAGCAGTTGGTGAGGGTGAAGAATCTATGGCAATAGGACCAAATTCATTGGATAGATCCGTCTTAGAAAATATATTCAAAACATCGGATTTTGACCAAATAAAGCAAGGATTGGTTGCAATGACAAATGAAGAACCACCATATTTGGCATATAGAGCTGGAACATCAAAAACTGTCATTCCTATAGCTACAATTGGAGTTAGAGAGGATGGTGTTGGATATGGTGGTCAAATAAAATTTGAAATGCAACTTGATAAAAGATTTGCAAAAATTTTAGAACAAGCAAACAAAGAAATATACGGATAATGAATACACAATTACTTTGCTTATTTACGATTAAAGAGGAGTTAGATAAATCAATTGATTTTATACTAAAAAATTACAATTTGATTAATCCGAATGTGTTTATTTTGGAAAGTAAAATAAAACAAGATGAAGTATTCAT